ATGGCAATCACTCAGCGCAACGGCATTTGGCAATGGCGCAAAATGGTCGATGGCGTAATGCTACAGCGCTCGACAAAAACGGCCGACAAGGCACTAGCGACTAAGATCGCTCGTAAGTGGGACCATGAAGCCGTCCAGCAAATCAAGGTCTTGGGCGAACGGCCGGTGACGCTGTATGAAGCAATCGACGGCTTTCTAGCAATCCGCAAGCACACAAAAGGTTACGGCGTGGCGGAACTGCACATGCGCCGCTGGAAAGAGCTATTGCGAGACAGGCCGATGAAGTCGATCCAAAAGCACCAGGTGCAAGCCGCTGTACATCACATGATCACGCTTGGTCGAGCGACAAACACCGTGTCAATCTTCATCACCTACTGGAATGCGCTCGTCAACTACTGCGTTGACAAACGCCTATCTCCCGGACCTAAGTTAGATCGTATCAAGCCAGCCCTTACCCGCTTCCGAGTGATCACACTCGACGAGGAAGCCGCAATCCTTGCCCAGCTTTCTCCGCATACCAAGTATCCCGGCAAGTGCGCAAAGGTCGATGGGCATCGCCAAGACAACCACGATCTAATCGTTTGTCTGTCGCACTTAGCTGCGCGCATCACCGAGGCAAGCAACTTGCAGTGGTCGGACATCAACTTTGAACAAAACACGATCCTCGTCAGGCGGCTAAAAAATGGCAACGACACATTGGCCCTGATGTCCAACGCATTACGGGCCGTCATGGAACGTCGCTACCTGACACGAACGAACAACTTTGTATTCCCGCTTAAATGCGGCGAGAAAAATGGTCTATCGACGTGGGTAAGAGACGCGGTGAAACGTGCAGGCATAACTGACGACGGCGGCAAGATCACCAGTCATACGTTCAGGCATACGACCGCTACGCGTCTTTTGCGGGCGGGCATGGACATCACCATGGTTCAGAAGTTCTTAGGCCACAAGCAGATCAGCAGCACGATGGTTTACCTGCACTCGTTGCCTAGCGAGGTAGCGAGTAAAGCCATGGCAGTGTTCAACTCAGCTGACTAGGCCAGTCTCTTGGGCTAGGTGAAGGAAACCGGAACCTAACTTGTTCATTACGCAAAGAGACGCGAGACTATCAACGTAACGTCCTCCGAAGCCTAGGGAGCAGTGTTTTCAGTCAGGCTGCCCTACTGCGACGTGTTGCTGCTCGCGTACCTCTGCTCTTGCGCCTTGATGCAGTACGGCGTGGTGGCTTATGACGATACTTGGTTTCGCCGGATTCGGCGCGCTGCTTGTTCACAATACGGGCCGCAACTTCCTCCTCGCGTCCGGAATAACGTCCTTCCTTCTTGAACTTGCGCTCGAGCATTTTGTACTCTCGCTCGCGCTTCGGGCTGGCTCCTCTTGGCATAATCTTCCTTCCCGGATAGAAGTGGTTAAAATTTACTCTCGATGGTCAGTTGGCCTCCATTAGCCTCGACGCTACACCGTGCAAGGGATAGCCCCATTCCCATGCCGATCTTGTCAGCGCCGCGCTGGGTGAAAGGCAGGCACATATCATCAAGCCCGGGGCAATTCACTTTGACGAGGTTTGATCAGCATTGATATCTGGCCGCACAGATTACAACGGACAGCAATACTTCTCTGGAACAGTCGCATCCATAGTGACCGGCGTATCCGAACTGTAAAGTTGGCGCCACATTTTGGGCATGAGTTGAATAGGTCGGATCTCATTTGACCATCCCGTATGCGACGTAGCTGGTTGGCGTGGATTTCGTGTTCAATGCAGCGACGTCGCAGCCAACCACGCGCTCGCCCTTTGTATCGATACGACTTGTCGACTGCTGGAGGGATGTATTCGGCACTTCGTGGCAAGAAACTATCCTGGGCGCACCACTGGAAGTTGACGCTGCAATAGGCGTAATTCTTCGAGGCGACTGTGGATAAAAGAATGTTCCACAAATGAGTGCGGCGACTATAGAGGCGATAGCAAATGACTTCTTCGACATGACTCCACTCCCCTTTGAGTTAGACCAATCTTGAGCCAACCCCATGACCTATACTAAGCTCAGGAGGTTGACATGGACATTCAAAACGAGCCAGTCGCACCTATGCCGGCTTGGCTGCTCGATCGCTGCATTGCCGTGGCCGCCGAACTGGAGCGCATGCATGGGGCTGAGTTCGCGGCTGCATTTCTCAATGACATTGGCGCTACGCAAAATTCCCGCAGCAATACTCCTCCGGTCCAAGAAACTCATCAACATAGGTCATCGCATACTTGACACCATGAGCGCGAGCACTGGCCGCACTCCAAGCACTTACGATAATCTCCAGGTCTGAGTGTGCCCTGGCATCTGGAGCTGCAACATGGACAACGCAATTCCACTTGATGCTTGCCTTGCCCCGCTTAATCCCTTTGACAGAACAATCGATTTCAAAACCTCGATAGATGTTCGGCTTCATGAGATCCCCTCCTAACTCCCTAACTTCCTAACTTTTTCTTAACATTGGCGACCATAGGGCCGACTTCTTTAATCAGCGCCACTAGTCGCTGCTCCGTTAGCCCGAGGACCCGCGTCCAGTATGTAATTTGCCATGCATCGTTTGTATTTATCCGCGCCCGGTCTTGGTGATCACCCTTCTCGCGATCGTCGTACATCACGTTCTCCTCACTTTTATCGCCATCAATATAGTAAATAAGTGACTTGCGTTCTGTGCGCTGGCGCACAATTGCCGCACGCTTGCGACCGCCGTTCGGACGAGCTAACATTCAGATGTAGACCAGTTCTACACTTGAGTGCGCCACGAATCCAAGCTCATTAGTTGGAGGGATGAATGCCATGTCTGAGCTTTCAATTGCATCGGAAGAAGTGAGAAAAGACTTACGCACTGCAACCATCGTCCAACACGCGATGACACTGATGTCGCTGGCTGGGGCCGCCGAAGCCGCCCATTACCTTCGCTATCATCAAGTACCACCGGAAGTGATCGAGCGGGTGCTAATGAGCGGAAGCTGTAGACAGCCTTCACGAAGTCCGCTGGTGTCTGTCCCGACCGTGGTGCAGACGGTCTAATTGCAATTTGGAAATACGTGCCCGAGGGCAAAGAGCAACAGGTCCTTGTCAGCATTCAGCATTGGAAGCCGGGATACGCAAGTAGGGCATGGTACTTCATTGATAGCTGTGGCTAGGCGCCAACATTTTCCCCGATGATTGAGATCCTAAATCGCTCTGACAAAGCAGGCATGGTAAGGTGGCTAGACCACCTAAAACATCGCATGGCCAACCGCAGCCGAGCGAAGATGGAGACACCGTGCTACCTAATGTTCAGGAACGCCGCATGAGCGTTTGCCTGGCAGGCGTCATTGATGATGCGCTTGACCTGGCTGAGGAATGTGGATGGCGCTACGCCCTCGCCTATCTCATCAGTGAAGAAGTCCCTGCCCCAATCATCCAGCGGTTGCTCTTTGGCGGCGGGCGCGTACGGCGAACTGCCAAAATGCGCCGTGACAGCTCCCCGGCCTGGAAGGGCTCCAACGTGCACGGGATGAGAAGTCTATTCGATTGGCTACGCCAGCGCCGGTCAGCAGAAACTTGCGAACGCAGCGATACGCCGTGCGCTTCGCGCTCGAGCGCACGTCACCACGAGATCGATTGATCACTCGAAGGCAAGAAACGCCCGCAGTTGCGGGGGAAGGCCCCCTATGCTCGTAACAATAGCTGTACTGGGGGCGACTCGAAATGCTGGCGCATGCAAGTCGCCTTAGGTAACCCAAAGGCGATCATGTGAGATGCCTTCCCAGAGCAAATTCGTTGGTCCAGGAGCATGGCAACTCAAGTCAGGATACACTGACCTCATGCTTTGCTGATTTCTTCGCAAGCTGCTGAACATGAATGCTACTTTTTCTGCGAAGGAATTTCATGAGCCTCTCAGCCTTCATACGGTCTGACATGACCGTGATCCTCGCCGAATGGACGGCTTTCGCTAAAAAAACAGCCCCACCGGAAAGCGCGATGTCTAACTTGGCATTGACGGATCATGCCGAGGCCATACTTTGCGCTATTGCTACCGACATCGAGACGCACCAAAGTAGACAACAGCAGTACGACAAGTCTCAAGGTGAAGGGGAAGACACTCACGAAAAGGAAAGCCCAGCGGCAACTCATGGTCGACTACGGCAAGAAAGCAATTTTTCATTGCTTCAGCTCAGTTCGGAATTTCGCGCCCTTAGGGCGACCGTGTTGCGCCGCTGGTTGCCCTCCGTTCATCAAATGTCGGAAACGACGATTCATGAAATGATTCGGTTTAACGAGGCAATTGATCAGGCGCTCGCGGAATCGATAGTGACGTATTCTGCAAGAGCAGACCGGACGCGGGACATGTTCCTGGCGGTGCTTGGGCACGATTTACGGGCACCTCTCGCCAACATTTCGCTAGTCGGAGACCTTCTTATGCGGACGGTAGTGTCCGAAGAGCAAGTGGTTGCCCTCGCGCAAAAGACGAAGCGCAATGCAATACTGATGAGCGCGATGGTGACTGACCTTTTGGGTTTTGCAAGATTGCAACTGGGAGCGGGCATGCCGATCGTGCGTGTCAATCTCGATACCCTAGAGGTATGTAAAGCTGCGGTGGCTGATGCGCGTGCCATGTACCCGAACAACACAATTGTCTTTCATCCCAGCGGTAACCTTTCAGGGGCATTCGATGGTACTCGTCTGCGGCAATTGGTGACTAACCTTTTAATCAATGCCGCACAGTACGGCTCTGCCGGTAAGGACGTGAAACTGGATGCAGTTGGGAGCGAAGACGCGATCACCATCAACGTAACTAATTGGGGGCCGGTTATCCCACCAGAATCGTTTAAAACCATCTTCCAGCCATTGGTTCAACTAGACCACCACATCGAAGAAGAAGGGCGGCCCAGAACTAGCTTGGGCCTGGGATTGTTCATAGCGCAAGAAACAGTCGCCGCCCACAATGGAACAATCAGCGTTACGTCCTCCGAAGCCGAAGGAACAGTATTTTCAGTCACATTTCCTCGCAACGGATAACATACGTGGGGCCAATTTTATAAATACTTGCACGGTTTTGTCATAGCCGTATCTCCCGTTGTACAAAATCCCCTAACGTTTTACCGCGTTAGGGGATTTTTGTTTACTTCCGCTCCCATTTACTCGACTGCGTCAGACCACGTCAGCTTGAACAAAGCAGCCCACGCTTCATCATTGGTGCCAAGATAAAATCGTTTCGGCGACTCCAGAGTAATCCAAGACAAAGAAGCCATTTTCCCAACATACAAACAGTTAATTTCGGCCCTCAACTCGTACTCCCATTCATTTTCGCCGCTCGGATCATCGTCCCAATTCTGGTAACACCAAGCGACCATTTCTTGCAGCGTCGCGATGTCGTCAAGGTATGCGCGATCGAGTTTCCATTCGTGTTGGAAACGTACTCCTTCACCGTAATCGGGCGAACACTTGTATTGCAGTTTGTTATTCATCACACCTATTCCACGGGATAATACTTGTTTGGGCGGCTAGATTGTCGGCTCAACCGACAATCTCACTCGTGACCTTAGACCACCGTTTCTTTCACACTGCCCGAATCATCGTTGCTCTCTTCAGGAGCTTCAGGTTCGGTACCAATCATCCAGGCGGGCCATGTACTGGTGCTAGTGCCGTCTACGTTGACTGGGTGTTTAGGTACGTAGTCCGGACCAAATGGCTGGAAACTTTCCAAAATGTGAAAATGCAGGTCGTCATCCGTATGGTTCACAATTACCAATCGCGAAGTGTTGTTGAAGTCTGGCCGCAATTTTTTGAACAAATCAGGCCACTCTTTCTTCTCAAAGGTAAAAGTTTCTGTGATCTGCCCATTATGGACGAGAGCTTTGATAGCGTTCGCCGCCCGCTCCCACAAGTCTTTTGGGTTAGGTTTCTTAGGAGGCTGCGCTGCCCTTTGTTGTTTTTGCTGATCGGTCACGCCCTTCTTGATCGCGTCCAGACCACCTTTCGACGCGACCCATTCGGCAAAGCTGTTTTCGTCTTTTTCAGCAGAAATCGCTTGTTTCAGGATTTTAGCGTCACCAGAAGCCTGTTTAGTATCATTGCGACGATAAATCCGCGACAGCAGGTGAAATTCAGATGTCTTCTTATTTTCCTCAAGGCCACATCTCTCTTTCAACTTACTCTTCAAACTAGTAATTTCGCTTTTGGTGGCATTCGCGAAAAACTTGGTGTAAATGCCCAAGATTTTAGCGAGACCGGAAATTGCAGCATTACGGCTGTTTCGCTCGAACGCATCACCCGCAATTTCGATTTCGTCCAATGCCTTCTCAAAGTCACTTTTTTCGGCACCGCCATTTACATAAACAGCGATGGGATAACTCGGCACTTTATTTCCGACTTTAGCATTTGCAACGGGAAAGTTGGAATTGTTCGGTTGGGATTGCAGACTGTTGTTGATAATCATAATTCGCCCTATCTAAGTTCGTTTGATTCCAATCGCTTGATTGGATAACTGAACTTTAATTTAAGGGCGAATTAGATACTATGAACGTGGTACCAAAGGTGGGCGGTTTGGTACCAAACCTACCTTACTTGGTGGCAAACGTCATGCCGTCCAACCACTTGATGATGGTCCTTTCGGCTTCGTATTCCGACATTTCGACTTCGCTTTTGTCAGCGAAAGCAAGGACTGCCTTTTTAATGAGCAGAGCAGCCTTGCGCTTCGTTTCATGCGTCTGATGGGAGGCTAACTCTCTCGCGAACTCCCGGATCGGGGCGAACTTCTCGCTGCGCTTGCTAGCACCCTTAGCACTACGCGACGCAATGATGTGGTCAATCGCAGGCTCGACCTTACTCAACCCTTCTAACTTTCCCAAATAGTACGTGGCACTGGCGATCTGATTCCAAGCTCTCATCTGATTGCCCCCCTCATCTGCTTTCAAGGCCTCAACACAATGCGCACAGCTTGTCACAAGCAGTATCATAAAGCCGCGATTTGCCTGTGCGGAATACATGGTCTTTCCACTGACGTTGAGATGTATCGGATCTTCCAGCGTGCTCGCGAAAAGAGGTTCAAAAATCTCTTCAAGGAAGTCGTCACCCGACTTCCACGGCTGTATTAGGCGGTATTGCATGATAAGCCGCGCGATGAGTTCATCAGTGGCTTGGTCGATTGAATCGGCTTCTAAGTTGAATGCGCCAATTGCTTTTTTGGCTACAGATGTTGCGGTCATGGGGGCTCGGGTCGGGGAACAATGTTGCTTGTATTATAGCTTGGAAAGTTGCAAGAATTTCCGCTTGGCATTATCGGTTTAACCGATAACTGCGAGCAAACCTGATAATCCGTGATTTCGCGTGTACTGGTACAGGAGAGCGATTTCCTCGATGGGAAAGCCAGAGCCTATGCGGGCTCCAGAGCCAGATTGACATCTGGCAGTCGTAGATGACCACGAAAATGTGATCTAACTAGCTGCCACTGGATTGAACAGCGAAAGCGATCACACATCAGCACGTCGACATTTTTGAGCATCCGACAGGAACAATTTGAACTCCGCCACCGTTCGCGTACCATGGATGTGTTCCAGCGTTTAGACGCCGGTTCCTAAATAGGTGTATAGGCAGCGGACGAGGTTGCGATGGTTAAGGTTTTCTAGGTGTAGTGAAGTCTCACTGCATAGTACCCAAAAACCCCACGTGCTCGTCCCATGTGGGGTTTTTCTTTTGTCACCCAACTTCCCCATTGCCAAACGATCACACAACGCTGATCAATACTGTTTCACATGAGATAGTAGCCAATGTACGGGAGCAGCCAACTACGGGACTGCCAGACGTACTGAAGTTTTAGTCACCCAAGGGAAGTCGATGGCTTGGGCAAAGAGGGGAAAATAAACCTAAATCCCTAGGACACCACGGAGTATCCCGGCGTAAGACCAGAAACTTGGCAGACTGCAGGTAGAACATCGAACGGGTAACAGCAGGAGCTGACTCGCAGAGGAGGATGTGGTTGGGCAAAACCTTTCGAACAAAACGGGAGGAGGATTAAGGAATAATTGTGACTGTTGATTTTAGATGTTTTGCAGATGTGTTATGTGGAGCGAGTATGAGTTGAAAGGCGTTGTGCGTGAAACAAACAACGCTGCAACGAGTACTCCCCTGATGCAAGCGAAGCACGCAGCAGGCGAGCACTGTTAATACCTGACAGATGTTATTCCCTATTTCGTTTTTCTTTTAGGTACTTCTCTGACTTGATTCGTCAAGAATTTTTGAGGAATTCTTCTTGAATCAAAGTCACCTGACATCTTCGCTGTCGCTCAGGCGTCAGGGGACTTCAATGCCGAACTTCGCTGTCGCTCAGTAACCTGGCATTTCAGTCGCTTTCGAGAAAACCAATTTCCTTCTCAAACCCCAGAAAGTCACTGCGTTCCAGCGGCCTCGTCGCTATCGCTCCCCGGCTCGCCACCTGGAAGAAAACCAAACACCAACAGCCAGAAGGTCGCAAGCTCCCAGCGCTTCGCTTATTGCAAACCCAGGTGGTTGAATGAAAGAAGCGATTATGTTGGCAGGTGTGATGCGGTAATCAAACCTGAAATAATGCTCAAACTAAATGTTATGAACATGCAATTGCTTGTGTTAACTTATTAGTCCGCTAACAATAACTGTGGAGATGCAAATGAAGGTAATCGTTCCATGTACATGGCGTCAAGCAATGTCGCAAAAGTTTAATGTAGACAAGGTACTCAAGGAACCGAACAAGCTCAAGGAAAGTCGTCTCCAAGGGCTGGTAGACAAATATCAGGACATCGAAGAGTTAAAGCGATGGCTCGAACAACAAGACATCACCCATTACACACTCAATCAGCTTTACAGGACTTGGCCCAAAGCTCGCATTGCCCAATACGAAGGTCTGATGTTCCAATTCACTCAAGACAGCGACTTCCTGCTCTTCAAACTTACGTGGAACTAAGTAAAAGGCCCCAGCGGGCCTTTTCTATCTGCCTGTCAGGAATCGAGCGAACCTGGACTCACTGAACGGGCGGCCAGCGATTTTCTCGTACAGCCCCATTACATACCAGATTGCCGCAAGCCCAGCCGTGATCGCTGGTAAGACCTTGATGATTGTAAGCACGGTCACACTCGCTGCGATAACGTCCAGGGTATGTTTAACTGCTGCTATTACTTCGCTGCTCATTTAGGGTCAGGCTCCGTGATTGCTTTGATCCGCACGCTGGCCGCGCCACCGGTCAGCAAACCCGTATACGCGAGTGCGAAGTTAGCCATGTCGAAATGCCCTGACTTGTAGATGTCGTAAGCTGACAGGCCAAGGAACGACAGCGCGCCTACGATCCAGAGTACGCGGGCGACATCGACAGTCTGATTATCGATGCCAGTAACCATGTGTTTGAAAAAATCCATTGTTAGTTACCTGTTAATTTGACCAGTCCAAGGCAGCGGTGATGCCTGAGGCTGTCACTACATGGCCTGTGTTGTCGGTCACGATGCATTGAAGCGTAGCGGTCGCGCCGCCATTGGCGTTCGTGGTGTAGCCGTGCGAGACGTTGCACGCGGCACTCGTGGATGCACCCAACCCGCAGCTATTCGGGTTGCTGGTAAATGACCAGCTGTAGGTATAGCCGCCGCTGCCGTTGATGACGGATACGCTTGGATGGCATGTCACCGTGCCACCACTGGCAGAGCTTGCGCTCTGGCTGTCGCTATTACCCGTTACGTTCATGGGAATGTACGAGCTTTTGCCATACAGATTGGACAGGCCGATAGCCCCGGACGGCACACCGGCCAGCGCACGCACATCGGCATCGCCAAGGCTAATGGGGTAAGCGCGGCCCGGATTGACTAGGCGAATCTCATTCATGACGTCGGTCAGGCTGATGACGCCGCTTGCTTGTAGGGTCATACAGCCCCCTTCTGACGGCGCAGCATTGCCTGCAAGATTGCGAAGTTCAGGCCACCATAGTTGACGGTCAAGCTGCGGGCATCGTCATTTGATACAAGCACCGCTTCTGGGACGATGGCACGAATCTCTTGCGCGGAACCACCAACAGACGGACCAGTGCCGTCGATCCAGTCAAAGGTGCCAGCCAGCTTCATGTCTGCCAATGCGTCGAGTTGGGCATCGGTTAATGGCTTCCAGTTCTTCTTTTTTCGATCATCGGAGGTCTGAGTCACGGTAACGGCTGCAAGTGCTCCAGCATCGGTCAAGCTCATAATTACATTGGTGTATGCGCTGTTGACGATTTCAAAGTTGCCGCCTGTCACGCGTAACGTCTTCGAGGGATTGGCTCCGTTACCAAGCATGTTGATCTGTACACCGGAGCCACTGGTGTTGATCAGATTCATAATGTTGCCGAACGTGTTATAGGTGATGGTTGCAGGACTATCGTCAGCCAGCAGCGTTTTCCAACCTGTCCATGAGTTACCGCTGGAGACATCGAAGTTACCGAAACGGACTTTCATGCTGCCGCCGCCATTGGTCGGCGAATAAGGTACGTACATCTGCAAGCTGCCGCCACCGCCCGAGAACGTGCGCATGGTCATTACCGAGCCGTAGTTAGGCCAGCCGTCAACACCTTGCACAAAGCTCGACTGGATACCAGCAGGGTAAGAAACTGGCAACGTCGCGGCATTCCAGACGTAGTTATTCAGCGCCGCAACCATCGTGGCTTTTGTTGCTAGACCAGTATCAACATAAGCCGTGCTCGCGGCTGACGTGCTGTTGTTGCCTTGGGCTTTGGTCGCCACCGTTACATTGCCAGCGCCGGTAAGATCAAGCCCTGCTGCTAAGACTGAGAGGGTGCCTTGCCCCGGTGTACCAGAGCCGCCCGTTGCACCGATGCGAACGTCGTAATCGCTTCCCGGCCCAGACGAGTGAAAGTCAATGAACGGGGAACCAGCAACTCCTTGAGTTCCAAGCTCAAGTGCGCCGCCGCCCATGTTGACAATGCCGGTGAAGGTTGGGCTGGCTACATTAGCCTTTAAGGCATCAGCCGCGTCAGTCTGCGCTTTGGTATAAGTATCTGTGATGCCATAGCCTGCTACTGTAGTCGGCTTACCTGTCACGCCTGTCCATGCTACGTTAGTAGCAGTTGCAGCATTACCAGTTGTGTTACCTGATGCGTCGATGTTCAATGCAACTATTTTGGCAAGAACACCACTAGCAGCGATACCGTTACCCACATTCACCTGCGTGATTGCGCCGGATGCTCCCCGGTAGTTCATGGTTAGCTGCCCGCCCGTAAATCCGTTGGCAAGCGTCATCTCGTTAGTATTGTCAACGTTCTTGAAGCCTGTTAGGTTGCCCGTTACGTTGCCAGTCACAGCGCCGGTCAACGGACCGACAAACGATGTCGCAGTTAGAGCGCCTGTGACTTTGGTAGGGCCGTTGATTTGCAGCTTGTTGGTGCCGTCGTCCGTTGTAGTGCCAATCAGCACACGACCTGCGCTGTTGATACGCAGGTTCTCGACACCCGAAGCAACCAACGCCAGCATTCCGGATGCGGGACGAAAGATACCCGACGATGCTTCGCTGTTGAACGCGATGCCCGGCACGCTGCTGGTGCCGTCGATGAGCTTGAGCTGACCAGACATTGACGCTTGGCCGTCGCGTGGCAGCACGTTGTTGAACGTATTGCCGATGTCTGTCACGAGCGTATTGAACGTGGCAGACTGGATGACAGTACCTGTTGCTACTGGCTGACCAGCAGGCGGAACATACGTCCCGGAACCATTAAATGACATGGGGTTGACCCTCTTATTATTCATTGCAGCTTACGTGCCGCTATCGTTATTTACCTACTAATCGCCAAGCGAACCTGCGCTTCCTGCCGTAGTCGCGCCCAGCGCTTTCGCAATGGCGTTTGCGAGTACGGGATCGAGTTGCTTACCACCCGCACCTGTGAGCATGCGGATCATGGTCGGGTTCTGCGAAGTTGCTGCTCTTGCGAGTAAGCTTGAGACAAGCTGCTTCGCGCCTACGCCTGCGAGCGTCACAGGACTTGGATGCACGAGCACTGCTGCTGTGTCGAGTCCATGGCCGCCGATGGCCTTACCGATAATCGAACCCAATCCGTGACCGCCTGAAGGTCCGTACAAATCGGCCGCAACACCCGCGAGGTCTTGATACGGCGCATCGCCTTTCAGGAACGCATTGCTGAATGAGCCGGTCTTTGCTGCTTGTAGCATCTGGCGCGGAGTGACGACGCCAGTATCGTTGCTGGTCTTGACCATCTTTTGCACCGCAAGCAGACTGCGATACTGATCGTTCGCGGCCTTGAAAGCGCTCTGCTGTTCAGGCGTCATGTTGCTGGTCAGCGAAGAGTTGATCTTGTCGATTACTTGTCCGGCCAACTGCTTTTCACTATGCGTCGTGCCTTGGTTGTACAGAACGCTTTTCAGTTCACTCGCTAGTCCCTGGACATCAGCACCAGCAACCGGCGTGCCCGCGTCAATAGCTTTGGTGAGATTTCCGATTGCGGTATGCACGACATTGTTATTGGCGATACCTTCCGTGAGTGGGTTCGTGCCCTGCTTCACGAGTGCTTGAAGATCGGCTTTCATCGACTGCGGCAACAAGACTTGCACGTTCGTGGCGTCGTCCAATGCCTGCTTGATGCCAGGACGTGCGGCATTCAACATGTTGGTATCGATTGGTCCCGCATAGTTCTTTAGTCCCATGCCTTCCGCGACCTTGCCCGCAATTGCAGCTTCGCCGTCTGCCTGACTACTGATGACGGCCTTGGATGTCGGCATCGAATCCACGATGTTGCGCCAGAAGCCATTCGGCCCGTTAACTCCTGCAACGGTGGTCGGCAATCCTTGAGCTTGTGCATCAGCGAGTCGTGCAGTTGCAGCGGCATCGCCACCTAGAGATTTAGATGCGATCGCAGCCAAGCCCTTCCCTGCCCCATAACCGACGCCACCGCCGACCGCGCCAAATGCGCCTTCGGTAGCGATGTTCTTCAAAATCTGACCGTCGCCAGTTGTCGGCGTCACTGCACCCGATGCAGCACCGGCAGCGCTGTTTGCAATCAAGGCCGGAATCAATCCTTCGGGAGCAACCAGACCGGCAGCGACGTATGGCAATGCCTTCGTACCCACATTACCGATCTGACCGCCTACTGTGTTACCGAGTGCCTGACGTGTTGGATCGGCTTCGGCCTTGGCCTGTTGTGCTTGTAACTGCTTAAGCGTGGCATCGTCGCCAGTTACGCGATTTGCCAATTGACGAATACCACCGGCCATGTCAGAAACGGCATTGCCCACGCCCTGTACGAGGTTCGTCGCGAAGCCTTGATCATTTACTTTCTGTCGAGCTGCTTGGTATTGCGCTAATGGCGAGCCGCCAACCTGCTGCACGATGTCGTCTGCCGACATGCCGCTCGATGTCATGCGCTGGATCATGGACGCCACAGGCGATTTCGCAAGCTCCTGCACGACTGCTTGAGCAGATGCGCCACTTTGGATCAGGCCCACGACAGCATTTTGGGTCGAGGCCACTACGTCAGGACTGAACGGCTGGACGCCGGAAGACGCCGAATCCAAATGCCCGGCCAGCTTCGCAACATAAGCGGAGGTCTCTTTCGGTAGAAAGCCGTGATTAGCAAGCGACAACGCATCAGTGGGAATACCGGCACCCGCAGCCGCCTTGATGGCCTTGTCTACGTTGCCCGGTCCCCAATTGTAAGCAGCACCCGCAAGCAAGGGATCACCGTACTTCTTCGATAGATCACCCAGGTAGTCGGCAGCTCCACGAGTCGAGTCAGCAGTATCGAGGACATTGACGTTGTACTGTTTAGCAGTACCGGGCATGAACTGGAATGCACCTTGAGCGCCCGCGGGCGAGGTGCGGCCAACCACATCTGGATGACCGCCCGCCGTTTCGTTTTTCAAGACGCCTGCGAGCAAGCCCGGATGCAAACCGCGATCCTGTTCAAGACCGCCTGCGAACTGCTGCCAGTTCGGATTATCGATGAGTAGATCAGCCATTATTTGAACCCGTATTGTGCGGCGCTAACCTGTTGGCCGCGACCTGGAACAGCACTCGCGGCACTCGGAGCAGTGGTCTGCAATTTGGCCGCGTAATCCTGCAATGCCTGCTTTTGCTTGAGCAATTGCTCGTTCATACTGGCGATAAGATTCTTTGCGGTCTGCGCGTTGGTCGTCTGTTTCAAGCCGCCGTTTTCCTGCATGTATCTGAATTCGCTTTGCGCCATTCGTGGAGCGCCGCCAGCATCACCGGCACCCGCAAGTGCATTACGGGTTTCGCCGAACAAGTCCTGTGCAAGCAACGCTTGCAGCTCTTGACGCTCCTTGGACCAGTTAGGTAGATGGCCAACGAAGGGGCCTGTTTCCGTCGAGTCGTACAGTTCCGCAATTCGCTTGTTTCGCGCCAAGGCCGTATCAATAGCTGCCTGCGCATTTGCGTTCGACTGGACAGCAGCGCCGATCTTCGCAGTCTGTTCGTCATTGCGCGCAACGACGCTGGAATCGACAACAGGTTTACCGCTGCCATCGAGCATTGCTGATGTGCTGCCGTCTTTGTGTACGTTCAGGCGGTTGCCGTGCTCGTCTGTAGTTTGCCCTGTCACGAGCTTTTCGCCACCACCACCAATGCGCTGATGCTGTGTTGCGCCAGTCGCCGAATCTTCCGTGACTTGAATAAAACCGCCGTTAACCGGGTCAGCCATGACAGTCGTTTTGTAGCGGCCAACTTTGCTGCCGAACAGGTTGTTCATTTGTGCCGTTGCCATTTGCTGACCCATCGGACCAGTGCGGGCAATGGCCTGCAACTGCGCAATCTGTTCAGCTTGTGTCGGCTGCGCATTGGCGACAGCCTGATCGATCATGGAACGCGGATCGCCAATTGGCGCCGTCGGCTCCTGCTGCTGAGCCATTTGTGGCTGTGGTGCTGCTGGTGCTGCCATTTGCGGTTGTGGCTGCGGCACAGGCGATTGGCTCTGTTGCGGCATTGGAGGCATCGCAGGTGCTGACGGTGTAGGCCCAGTCGCACCAGTGACGTTCTGTGACGTGCCAGGTACATTGCCTGCTAGGGCCGGAGCTGGCGATGGCGAACCACCACCGAATAATTTTGCAGCGAAGGCGATGTCGCTTGGACTTAGGCTACCACTTGCACCAGTCGGCAGCTTAGTCGGTGAGCCAAGCTTGCGCGACACACCGCCACCTGATCCGAAACTTTGCGGGCCACCTGTCACTGACTGCGTTGGGCCTGTCGGCGCATTCGCAGCGGGAATAGCTGCACCAGATGGCGAAGCACCTGACGACGCAGCACCTTGCATCGATCCAAGTGCCTTAGCGGCTGCTTGCGCGAGTGGGATTGTCGTCGTCGTCGGCGTAGCAACTGCGAAGGTCTGTACGTCGGGTGATTGATCCGCATTCGGGTCGATGCGCTCGCCACCTTGAATCGTGCGGCTTGCTTCGCGTTGAAGCTCCTCATCGCTTTCCGATTTAGCCTGTGCTGCGGCAGCGCGTTGACCGGCTAGTGAATTCTTCGGGTCCATCGCCCAGGTCAAAGCATCTTGCGAATCTTGCGCGAGTTGCTTCTGTTTGTCATCAGCTTCACTATTGGCGTTGGCACCCAGAACAGACGCAAGGATGCGGGCTAGTGTCGAACCGGCGGTATTGCCGCCTGCGAAGCCAGTAAAATCGCCGCTCTTGATGAATTGCCCTTGATTGGACTGCGCGGCCAATGCCTGTAACGCCTGAGCAGCTTGCCGCTGGCGTGCCAGCTTTTGCGTTTCAATGTCGTAATTAAAGGTGCTTGGATCAGATGGCGTTGACGAACCGCCGAACCAGTTATTTGTCATTCAATGTCTCCTGTGCTTCGTTGAGACGACGAATAAACGGCTCCACGATCACTTTAATTTTCTTCAGACGCGCATTCACTTCGGAAGCGACTTCTGGATGGTTCACTGCTAGGTATTTATGGGCACCATGCTCAAGCCATGCAGTGCAACGCATGCAGTCGGGCGTCGAGGTCATGCCTGCGGCATAGAACGGCGGCAAAGGGATACCGTGATCGGCAATGCACTTTTCGACATCTGCCGTTGTCCAATGGGCTATCGGGAATAGCAGTTGGATGCCTTCGATTACCGATCCATTCACGACGTGGCTTTTGGTGCTATCTTGGTCTCGCTGCCCGCGCATCAGCAACGTGATGCCGTCTGCCTTCATGCGCTCGTGCATGGGAACCATAATCGAGTGGAAGCAGCAGTTGTGGCGGTCGATCAATGGCACGTAGCCGTCGATGTCATCGCGGGCAAACTGGAAGCCTGTACCCGGTTGCATGACATCACTCGGCCAGCCCATCTGCTCGTGAACCTCGTTGACACGCCCCATAATTTCAACGAAACGCGGCACTACAGTTTTCACCGCATCGATGAGCGCCATTGTTTCTGGATACGCGTCACCGCTGTTCGTGTAGTAGACCGTGATGCGATCCCAATACGGGCGCAAGGCAAGCAGCAAAGCTAGGCTGTCGCGGCCACCGCTGAACTGAACAGCAATGCGCTTATGCGCATCGATCACGGAGTTGAAATCCACGTTATCCATTAGAACGCAATGGCAGCTGCTGCCGCGAGCGAACCGACTGTGCCCATCGTCGTACTCGCGTTCGCGCTGTTTTGTGCGGCGACACCAGAGGCGTACTGACCTGCCGCACCTGCCGCGCCCGTGTAATCCGCACCCGGCGTGTAACCTGCTGCGGTGAAGCTAGGCATTGATGGGCTGTTGACTTGCTGACCTGTCAGAACCGCGTTCATGCTATTCAGCGGCTGTAAATAATTCTGGTACTGATTCTGATAGGCGGTCATGTATTGCTGCATCGCCTGCGCGTACGACTGCTGCTGCGCGGCATTGGCGTTTTGAGTCGCTTGCTGATTCGTGCCATACGTGCCGAGCGCCTGACTGTAAGCTTGGCCGGCTGCAGTGTTGTACGCGGCTTGATTTTGCAAGGCAGCTGAATTCTGCGCTAAGCCATTGCTCAAGCCCTGCGTTGCAGCCGCATTGTTGGCATTGAATCCCGACAGGTCTTGGCTGTACTGCTGCGCCGCTGCCGAGTTATTCAATGTGGCATTGCCCATGTTCTGGCTGTACTGCTGACCTGCTGCCGTATTGGCCGCGCCAAAGCTGCTAAGGCCTTGCGAGTAGGCTTGATTTTGGGCTGCATTACCTGCCTGATAGCCTGCCAGCGCCGACGCGTAATTGGTGTTGGCAAGCTGGTTGCCGGTGAGGACCGCTTGATTGGCCAACTGGTCTTGCTGCTGGCCTTGCACGCGCAAGGTGTTCTGCATCGCGTTGTTGTAGGCTTCGGTTCCCGGCGTCAAACCCTGCATGCGCAGCTTGGAATCGAGATTGTTTTGGTCTTGCTGCCATCCATCGGTGAGCAAGCCAGTCGATGCCTTGTAGGCTGCTTGGGTTCCCGCATCTGCTGTCGCTTGATCGAACTTCGGCGCGTTCAAATTGACGCTGCCTGCCGCCGACGTGTACGCGTTCGGATCAGTCTGCACAGGTGCGCTGGATACCGAACTTTGCAAGGGCTTGGCGCTAGACGTGAAGTTCTGGTTCAGTCCCTTGTACGCGCCGGTATAGCTCGATGGATCGTATTGCGTTTGATTGACAGCGCCGACACCGGAGGCCGCAGGATTGAAGCCTTGGAAATTGGTACTGATACCCGGCACGCCATTTAGGTACGAAGCCATGTCAGGCGGTTTAAAGCCGTTCGCCATCTGGCTTGCGACTTGACCTTGCAGGGTCGTTGCCAATGACGACTGGTTTTGCTGGATTTTCTGCTGGTCGTTCAACGCAGCTTGCTCCGCTGGCGTCAGCGTAGTGGTATTTGTCCACTTCGTGTACGTGTTCGCATCCGGTCTGGTCTTCGGGTCAGAACCTGACGCTTGCCAGTTCGCGAGCGCCGTATTGTAGGCGGCATTATCTGAAGTTGATGCCCATGTCGAAGAACCCCACGGAGTAATTTGATCCGGTCGGTTTGCGTATGTTTGCGCGTTTAAATTCTGTGCGTTGCCTGCGGCAGTCGCTTGCGCTGCACCTGTGTAATCCGGTGCTGGTGGTGCTGATCCTTTGGACATCTGCGCGTCCTTCCATAATGTGTTCAGTTGCTATTTAGCGAGTGATGACACTCCTTTCTGTCGTAGCCGACGAATGAATTAACGCTGCTGATTCGGATTGAAGACCGTACCGCCCTGTATCGTTTGCGTTTGCATGCCGGGACGAATTTGCTGCTGCGATCCCGCAGGTACAGCGGAGCCGCCTTTGCCCAGTTGCGACATGAGCATCGTTATCGCCTTCAGTTGGTTATCGCTCAATGACGACGGATTTGGTGCTGCGCCTGTTGCCGGTGCCGCTGCTGCTGCCGGTGCTACTGGTGGTGGTGATGTACCTTGACCCATTTCATTTCTCCTGATGTTTTGAAGGCTTTGACCATGGGCCTGCCAACCATTGTTTTCGCGTCAATCCGTAGATCAACGCATCCTTGTCTTCGCCGAATGCGTCTGGGAGACGCGCGGCAAAGACATGACCTAATTTCTCGTGCATGGTGATTGCTGCCGTGTTATTCACCGACACCGTAAAGTTGAAACGGCTTTTGCCTGCATGACGGAAAACGAAGTCGTAGACCGTGAAAGCGAAGTCGCGAGCAAGCCAACGACGCGAGCCATTGCTTGCAATGTTTCCCTCGCAGGCGAAGGGACTCCATCGATTGATGGCAACGACGGCGAGGATTTCCGGCGCTTGATCTTCATGCAGGATTACGTGCGCGATCGTGAGGCAATCGCTCGCGTTAAAGTCGCCCACACAGCCAATGCGCTCCTGCATCCACTTCAGGAACAGCGGTGCGTGCCGCTGGTCGGTAATGATCACGCGCTTACTTGTCATGCGAACGGTCCGCCCGGCGCAACCAGAAAATCAGTCGCGCTCCAAAGAGTGTCGGCAGTTGCACTCACGGACATCGTGGCCGCCACATACGTGCCTGGGTACGAAGCGACGCCCGTCCAACGGTTCACTGTAGTGAGACTGCCTACCCATGTGGTATTTGGGTCATCCCACCTTGCGGTATCCCAGACTGCCCCTGTGGCCGGGTTGACAGTCGCGCTGCCAATGATCGGAGTCAGATTAAAGTCCGTGTTAACGCCCACAAAGACGTTCGGGCTTGAACTGCCAGTGACCAGAAACGGCTTTACCTGCTTGACGTGCTTGACGACGCCACTACCGAAGGCTGCATCCATGGAGCTGAACGCGGTCATGGCCGTGGCGATGATGTTGTTGCCCCCTGCCCCATTAATGTCTGCGCCGTCCTGATAGCCGATGAACGCGAGTGCTACGAAGCCCGTACCACCAAAGTAGAACGCGTCGTTGAATAGGCCGTAGCACTGTGCAGGCCAGCCGGTAAATTGAGTCCAGCCTTGAGTGATGGTGTTGAAGCAGAACTGGAAATTGTTCGATTGCAGGCTCTGCGGAATGTTCAACAGCATCACGTCAGCGCCGGGGTACACGGATGCTTCAAAGCCTGGAGTATTAGAAAGCGAGGCAACAAGATTGCTGATAGTCGGCGCAATTTTGTACGTGAGCGCCGACGAGTTATCAACGCGTGCGCTTTGCAGGTATTTGCTCATCGGGTTCAGGCCATCTTGAGTCAAGATGAGCAAGTCGCCTTCATACTGCGTAGTGCAACGGCGACCAACCGGCGAGCCAATTTTGTATTGGCCGATCATCGTCCATGCTGTTGCATCGCTTGGATTCGTGCCTTGGAATACAACGACATCACCTTTGTCGGAAACGCCGACAAGCATCGCCTGCGTGCCACTCGATCCGCCGCTATCCATCGTCCACGTTGCAAGCTTTTGCAGCTTGCCGCCATTCGGGAAGAACGGGCCGAAATCCAACGGATGCAACGCCCCGCCGACTTGAGCTATGTCGCAGTAATAGCCGACAGTCGTATTGTTCGCGACAAACCACAGACGCTGCTGGTGCAACACGACATCTACGAAGTTGCTGATGCTGACCGGATTAGAATTGGCGTCTGTTGCCGCGAACTGGCCAACGCCCGCAGGGCTTGCGACCTGAGTGCATGTCTTCCAAACGGAGCCGTCATACAGGCGCGGTGCATCGGCGCCATTAACTGCTATTAGAATGCTCGCTGATGCCTGCGTGTACGTCTGCACGACACTTTGCCAGTAGTTGTTCGTGGCGCTTAGTCCAGACACTACAGGCGCGCCCACGACGCCGCCGCTGGTCACGTCGTAAATGCCACTACCACTGCATGCAAACAACCTGCTGGCCCCGTTGAAACGTCCGTGATACGTGAGCAGACTCGTGACCGTTCCCGGTAAACCAGTCGCCCATTTTCGATAGCCAGGTCGCACAGCCAAGCCCTGATTGGTAGCAACGAAATTTTGGATGCTTAACCCGTAGCTGGGGTCCATCGACTGCAATGGGTCAAGCGTGTTGATGCCTCGGAACGGCGCGGGCATCTGCACGTTTTGCGCGCTGCGCTGTTGCGGCGTGAATGACGTTTTTCCCATTACACGCCACCAAAGCCGGTATCTGGAATGTTCGCAGTTGATAGCAACGGAATGCCGCCAGTACGACCGCAAATGCTCAAACTACGTGGCGCGGTGTCGGTGCTTTTCGCGTATTCCAAAGCGCGTGCGTAATCGACCAATGCCGCCGTCGTATCCATGTTCACGCTGGCCAGCCATTTCAGCTTCGCGCCATAGGTCACGCAACGATGGTCAAGGACGACCTTGTCGCTATCCTGCTGGAATGCGCTTTGAGGAACGCCTGCGCTGCTGGTGCAATACGCATTGCTCATGTATTCGTAGACGAATGTGTAGGGCGTCGATCCGGGTACGGGATAAAGGAACATCCGGTTGTTCATTATTCGATAACGAATAAATGGGCTTGATGCCAACTGCGAAACCCTAATCTGTTCCCACTCAGGTCCGGTCAATGGCCCCATCATCGGCCAGCGATTATTCTGGTCAAAGAACGAACTGCCGATGAAGCGCTCTTCGTCAGTTGGGAACGGATAGTTATCAAGTCCGGGAGTCGTGGTAAATGTGTAGCGCGTCTGTAATACCTGCCAATCGTACTCGCGAAGCAAGTCGTCGCAGGTGGCTTGGATCATGCCAAGCAGCTTCAAGATGTTGGTATCGGTGGACGACACAACAGTGGTCGGCGCTGGAAATCCTAGTTCGGTGGTGATCGTCTTCGCGATCTCTAAAAGGGTCTTCTGAACCATGTTGTTGTGTCGCCTCGTTAAATCCTTATTTAGTTGATGCCGTCTTGGATTCCTTCGGAAGCGCTTGAGCCAACATGGCAGCGAAGCGGTCTTCCATTGCCTTGAGTTCGGCCTTGTGACGTGCTTCCTGTTCTTCCATCTGGGCGCGCACTACAGCGGTAGAATTCTTGTCCTTGGCGTCTTCCAAAAACTGCTTGGCCTTATGCTTCATGGCGTAGAAGCCGCGCAGCACGCCGCTTGAACTGTCCGAGAGGTCGGCAAGCTGTTCGACCGTGCGAATGCCGTGATGCTTCAACTCAGCGATTTGCGCCGGCTGCATAGCGGGCCACAAGTCCAATGGAGTGCCGATCACGACCGCGCTTTGCCCTTGCTTGAACTGCGCGTACTCCAGCGGAAAACGCCATTCGTAGAAGTCGGTCACTGGCGCATGTACGATCAAATCGCGATTGCCAGGTATCGTGATCGTGATGAAATCCATGTCGATGTACTTGGGCACGCCGCCAGCAAAATACGTCTCGCGCTTGGAAAACACCGATTCGACGGTGAATTTGACGTTCAGCGCTGTGTCGTCGCCATAGTCTGTGTGCTTCATCAAACGGCCAGTTCGTGGGTCACGAACACCGCGTGTTTCTTCTTCCGCGAATCGGTTGATGCCGCCTTGGTTGGCGATTGCTACATCCAGGTTGATTTCGTTCAGGTTGGTATCTGTATTCATTAATTTCTCCTGCCATGATGGAGCGAGTAACGCTTGTTATCGCGGCTCTCCGATCTGGTGGCAAACAGCAGTGGCGTCATTGCCCTGCTCTCCTATTTACCCAGCCAACAAAAAAGGCTCCCGAAGGAGCCTTTCACGAGATCAAACCGGATTACGTATTGCTGTAGATACCGGAGAACTGCGGACCACTCATGGTCAAGTTACCTGCCCATACCAAGGTCTTGACAGTGCTATCCTGATTGACTGCACTCTTGTCGTCCAAAGCGATCATGTTGCGATCCTTGTGGGTGCGCCATTTCATGTAGTCGGTATTCAGGAAGTAAGCGGACTGCGCGCCAATACCAGCAGCATTAGTGTCGAAGACAACAGGAATGTTCTGGAACTGAGTAGTCACGAAACCGGCGTCAGCCATGCTCGAATCAGAAACACGTTGCATGACTTGCAGACCCGATTGGAACAGGGAGTACACGGTTGGCGATGCCAAGATGATTTTCGGACGATCCGTGCCACGTGTCATGCTCAGAACGAAAGTGTTCCACTGATTGATCAACGCAGTGCCGGTAGCCGCTACTGCACCACTATCTACCGAAGCTTGATACTTTTGATTACGCCAGGAGGTTGACGTAACGCGACTGATACCGCCGTAGGTGCCAAGGGTATTCGCCAGCGGGATAGCAGCAGCGAGGCCGGTGATGTTCTTACCGCTGTTGCCCGTACCATCCAGATAGAAGTGACGGTTCAACAGATTTTGCATCGTTGCTTCAGCGACCTTGACGCGAGCCTCTACGAGGTCGATCAATGCCTCCTTGCCGCTATTGATCAATGTCTCACGACCTGAGAAGGTCACTGGCACCGCGTACTGCGCGAAACCGTATTGAGCAGCGGAAACTACGTCGGCGGTTGCTGTTGGGAGAACGTCGTAACCGCTGTAAGAACCACCGTTGCCGTTTTCAGCAAACGACAGGTTTTCGTTGATGTAAGTACCACCATCAAAGGTAGCGAAGCCACCACTTTTCTTCATTGCCAGAAGTGCGGCGTTATGTTGTGTGACGTTATCGGCGATGTCCTTCGAACGGTATTCGATGGTGGTTGCCGCGAGGTCACTAAGATTTGGAAATGCCATTTTTATTGTCCTTAGTAGACGAAGCGACCGTTTCTAATCGAGTCTTTATTCATCACCTGCGGGTGCGTTTGCAACTGTCTGGCCGCTTTCACTCGTGTTATCTGGATGCGCATCCAGAGCATTTGTGTTGTCGGTTTGATCAGCTTGTTCGGCTGGACCTTGGTCTTGGTTATCGACACGCGATGAGTATTCGATGTGTGCTGCCAATCTAGGATCGACAACTGGTACTTCGGCACCTCGCGCCACAGTCAAAGAGAAAAGCGAAACAGTCATTGGTCAATCCCCTTTGTGTGGTTTGTAATTTTTATCTATTTAGCTAAATGGCTTTTATTCACCAGCGTGCTTATTCCAAGCCAGTTCTGCAGCTTCACGCAAACTCTTTGGACGCGGCTGTGTCTGACCGCCTCGGCCATTAGAAGCGAGCGATGGCTTGACGCTTTGAACTGCTTTCGCTTTAACGGTTGTCGGTTGAACCGACAATTCAGCGGCACGACTTGCTAGAATCTGCTTTACTTCTGGATGTTGGTTCGCAGCGAACTCGTAGGCATTGCGGAACAGTGTCGGGAAGTCGTCGCCCTTTACAAAGCCAGCTTCAATCGCTTTGCCCATCAACTCACCCAGGTCGTCCGTGAATTCATAACGGGGATCAGCTTTGAACTGATCAATGGACGCTTGGATGGCGGCTTGCTGCTGTTCTGCCTCGCGGGCTTGAAGGCACTGACTAACCAACTCATCAACACTGGGATCTGGCTGTGCCGATTGGACAGGCTGGACTTGTCCGCCATTAAACAGATGACTTAATGTTTGAGCGTCTGGCTGAAACTGCACCATTAGCTTGTGAATGATTTGCGCTTTTTGTTGGGCATTGCCAGTGTGCAGTTGGTGAGACATGCTGAACAAGTCCTTGGCATGTTCGACCGCGTTCATGCCGTTTTTACGGAACGTCTCCTGGTATGGCTCGGCGGCTTGATGAAAGTCCTTCGCCAGCTTGCGTTGGTCGGCTGTCTCTTGAAGCTTTATCTGCATGTCGCGTTCGCGGTCAACCCAGAATTTCTGGTATTCACGAGGGACTGTGCCCCACTTCTCACGCAAGGTCGGCGTCATGGTGCTGGGTGCGCGGATTGGTTCAATCTCGCGACCGCTAATCGGGTCTACTTCTTTCGCGGGTTCGGCGCTTGCAGCTTCCGCCACGATTTCTTTATCCGAGTTTTTTTCAAATGCCTTTATCACTGCATCGCGCAGATTTTTCGGTTCAGGCGACTCAACGACTTCCGGCGCAGCTACTTCGATTTCTGCTACTTCCGGGACGTTGGTCGTGATTCCTTCTTCCAGCTCTACGCTGTTGATTTTGGAGTCTTCCATGATGTCTCTCTTATTGTTATTTGCTCACACTATGTGGATCGAACCTATTTAAGGTGCTTGCTGCGTCACTACTTTGATTACCGCGTCACGGCGTTTTTTATCGTCGGCTGCTGCAATGTTCTTCTTTTGGATTTTTGCTTCCGACTCAGCTTCGTGAGCTGGCAGCTTATTGTTGTCGCGCAGGTATTTCTTATAGTCATTGCCAGATTCAATCCAAGTGCCTTTGCCGCCCTGCTTCCCGTCTGGCATGTGAAAGCCCTTGTGACCACTAAACGACATCGCGCCAATGGCCGGAGTGGTAAGGCCCATTACAGTCGGGACGCCGCAGCATTCAGGCGTTTGGTGTCGGTCAGCGACCTTGCGAATGTAGTCATACGATTCGTCGCATGTATGGCATCGTGATACGTAAGTGGGCATCGCTTATTGACCTGTAAATGGTGGTTTGGAGTGCATGAGCGCTGCCGAGTGGGTCAGGATCGTTGCGGCTTGTTCATGAGCGACCTTCGCGGCCAATTCCCCTTGGCGAAGCTGCACTTGGGTTTCGCGTAATTGGCTGTCGCGCTCATTCTGCATTTGCGCCAGTTGCATTTCCTGCTGCTTGAGTTGGGCTTGCATCTGCGCGATTTGGATTTTGGTCTGCTCTTGCATCTGCGAGATCTGCAAATCGATCTGCGCCTTTTGCGTGATCGCTTGTGCCTTGGCATCGTCAGGCGATGGCGGTTTCGGTGCGCCCTGACCTGGAGCGCCTGGCTGTTTAGCCTGCATGAGTTGCTGTAAGGTCTGATCGATCATGCCTTCAACGGGCTGTGCGCCTTTGAAGCCGCTGACAGCCCACTTGATCATCTCAAGGCCGAACGGCGCGATTTCAGGCGTATGCTGAACAGCCGGAAGAATCTGACCCAACAGACCAGTAATCGCCTGTAGCGATGCGCTACGCTCTGCCTTCTCGGTATTCCAGTTATCGAGCTGCAAGCTGTCCACGCTGACGCTCAATAGGAAGCTGCTCATCTGCTCGTCTTGCAAGAGCCGCAGGGCCGGGCCGATGAATTGCTGATCGACTGGCGACAGCGGCATGGCGCGTTTTGCCAATAGGGCTGGATCGTGGAATTTGCACATCAGGTGTGCTTTAAGGCGCAGTAGCTTTGCCACATACGTTGCGACATCTGCCTGACGACCAGCGAAGCGGCCAAACGACTGCTGGCTTTTTGCCGTTGTAGCTGTCGCCGTTTCATACGGGGTGGCTTGACCGCGCATGATGTCGCTGATGCCTTCAACTTCGTAAATTTGGGCCTTGATGCGCTCGATCTGCTGCGTCGCGATAGCTGACGCACTGGCGACTTGATCAAGCGGTGCGAACTGGATGCTTCCAGCTAAGCCGCCTTTGTCACTCGCGAACTGGGACCAGTTCTTGACGGCGATGCCGGTGTTTTCCGCAACGGTCGTGTACAGGTCTTTGATTTCGGAGCTGGCGGCGTCGTACACGAATCGCACGCCCATGGCTTTCGTCAATGCCGTACTGCGCTGGTTCAGCTCATCCAGTTCCGCATACTTGCCTTTGACCAGATGGTAGTCGCTGATCGGAATGGTGTTGGATGTGGTGAAGCGGCCAAGTGGCGGCATCGGTGTCGGATAGAAGCCTTCAAAGTTGGTCGTGTCTTCCTGCACATCCAAGGGCAATGGCGACGACTCGGTAACCCAAAAGATCAACTCGCGCTGCTTGTCCCAGATTTCGTACACGTCAGCAGTCGGCTCCGTCTGGTTTTGCGGATTCAGTTTCGCCTTGCTGGAATCCTGCGATTCCGACTTGGTGCTATACGCGATCTCCTTCATGATGGCGTCATCGACCTTATCGCCGAAGCGCGCCTTGATGGCTTCCCTAGTCATCGGGATACGGCGAGCAACCCAACTGCACATGCTCCACACCTTGCAGGGACTCCAGAAGAAGTCATCCCATGCCACGTAGTCGGTACATGCTTCCTGATGCGTGATCATCGGCTGCTGCGGCATCAACATGCCGGTCGTCGGATCGATAACGTCAGGCTGATGCTGTTCTTCCTGTTCAAGTCGCAACCAGCTAACGCCGATGCCCGTTACCACGTTATCAAACAGCACTTGTTTGAACGTGTCATCGAAATTGCAGTTGTCCATTTCGTAGCTGAGATTGCGCTGTAAGATCAAGGCTGCGACACGCGACACGTCATCCTGGCTGTCGTCATTGCGGCGTTTGATGTCGGGCTTCGGCGTTTTCGCATACAGGGCGGCAAGCTTGATGTCCGTGTTCATGAAGTAGATGTTGTACATACGGGAATTGGCGAAGCCATCCTTACGTACATCGCCGTACCGGTTCAGCGATTTGACCGCTTCCTCATTGAAGCTCTTGCGCTCCTTGCGGCATGCCTCCAATCCCTTTTGCCACTTGTCCTGCTCAGCTTCATTTTGGTACTGCGTAAGGACTGGATCGTGGTCAAATGGGGCTTCGCTGACGCCGCTATCCATCCCTTCTTTTTCGTTGTTATCGGTGATCATCTGGTCTCCGTGCGTCTTGCGCGCACTTAATGTCTCAGTCGTATGCTCGACTTAAATTGTTTGATCGGGCTGCAAGCTGGCGGTCACGATCAGCTAACGCCTCGTCAAAGGTCATGCGTCTGGTATTTACTTGATTGGGATTTTCAATGCGGTATTGGCGATCACGCTCCCGCTCGATTGAACGCCCAATGTCGTCGTCACTGATCGACAGCACCGCATAGCGGAAGGCATCGGCACCATGTGACCACTCGTTGTGGTCAGCATCACTGCCGAACGTGTTGGAGGTACGGTTGAATTTTCTTGAGTAATTTTTCAATGCCTCGATGCCGCGATGGCACCTGTCGGAATCGATGGCGAAGTGGCCGAGTCGCAGGAATTTTCGTACCGCGTCAATGCCGTGCATGATGCGGCGGCCCGCGTCTGGGTCCGGTGCAATACGTGCTGGTAGGTCATGCGCCATGAAGGTGTCGATGACAGACTGCTTGGTCTGAAACGTCCGGTGCTTGGCATCATGCGGAAGCCAGACAGCTTCGTATGTGTACGGCTTGAGCGCGAGCATGTCGCACACCTCTTCGGCATCGAACCCGCTTTGTTCCCAGTAGTCGAAGAAACGGACTTCGCCATTGATCACTTGCCAGAACCAGATTACGGCCGCATCGGCGCGGCCCAAGTCCATCGCAAGTGATACCGGCTCACCAACCACATACCCGTATGGGCATTGCTTATCGATCAGGCTGCGGAACTTGTTTTGGGATTGGGCGATTGCAATGTGCTTGCCGTAGAAAGAACCACGGAAGGCCGCATCGAATGAACATTCAAGCTCCTGCTCCCATTCCTCGACTTCCATCTCCGACTTCATGTCTTCGATTTCGCGGGGGTCCAGAATGCCGCTGTCGCTGGCCTTTAGGCAGATGGAAAAGTATTCGTTGGGCTTTTGCTGGGCAAACTGCCAGCGCTTGTAGAAGTCGTTCTTGCCCTTCGGCGTGCCCATGAACACGACCCAGCCCTTACGGTCAGCAAGTGCTGGACGAATGACCTTGCTGTAGACCTCTGGTTTCATGTCGCCGTATTCATCAAGCACGACGCCATCGAAATACAGACCGCGCAGGTTATCTGGATTGTCAGCGCCGGCGAGGAAGATGCGGGCCTTGTCGCCAGTAACCGTTGGGATTTCAATCCACAGTTCAGTCTCGTTCTTCTTGATGCCAGGTATGGCCTTCGTGAACTCGATCAGGTATTCCCAAGCAACCTTCTTGGCCTGACCCTTGTATGGACACAAGTAGGCAAAAATGGGCTTGCTGAATAACTTGCCCGTCTTGCCGTTCTTCTTCTGGAAGTTGAGCGCACGAGCAACCAAGTCCTGAATAACGCTGTACGTTTTGCCAGCACGTCGGTGAGCGACGATTACCGTTTTGCGCTTGTTGCGGGTGTGGAAAGGTAAAAAGGCATCACGCGGAACATACGAGAGATGGACGGTTTGAACGCCGTTACTCATCTTCGTCATCATCCATGTCAACCACATCGCTCATGTCGAGCGCGGAAGCGGGTACGTTGTGGAATACCTGCACGACTGCCGGACCTGAGTCTTTCTTCTCGGCTTCTGGCAATAGACGTGCGTAAAGCTTGTAGAACTCGCCCGGGTTCTCATGGCCGTACTGCGCAAGTCGCGGGATGCCACCAATCAGGTCAAACGCGACATTGAGCGCGTCCGCGACAAATTGGCGATCGCGGTTCTTGAACACGTAATCTTGGGGAATGGCTGGCAAGTGCTGTTCGAAGATGTCGATCAATCCGCTCTGGCGAATGTCTTCTTCTCGGCTTGCAAGCTTGGTCAACGTCTCGGCGCTGATCTCCGCGACCGCATTGGTCGGTTTATTGCTGTCTTCCACGTAAATACCTCATCGGCTCACCTGGAGCCACGAGCTATTTAGGAGGAACCTATGAAGGAAGGCGATAGACGCGCATTGCGCAGCGTGCGGATGCAGAACATGAAGCGGTTACGTGACCTGGGCTTACCAACTGACTTGTTTAGTGAAGGTTTCTGGGAACGAGAGCAGGAAGCAAGAAGACGGGAATTGGTGCTGTTGGCGATGTTTGAAGCAACTTGGAAATCTGGCTATTGGGATCAACTGTCACTACCCTTTCAGGACATCATCGACCGCTGGAAAGCAGAGATAGCGAGTCCCATGCATTTCGCCAGTGTTGGCCCTAATCCCAGATGGATGCCAATGCTGAACCGCACCGAACGTGAGTGGAAACGTCGCAATGATGGTCGAATGGGGGAAAGTTGGAAGGCTTACAAGCGAAAGATGTTGATCAAGAACCGTGCAGCAGCAGGCAAACCACCGCCGAAGTTTAGAACGTGACGTTACTTTGTAAGTCCCGGCCAATGTGTGCCATCATTACGGCTAATTTCACTAGGAGGTTGTAAATGGATTTGTCGAAACTGAGCTTGACCGAACTGCGGGATTTGTCGGCGCGTATAGCAGCGGAAGAAAAGAAACGGGCGAAGGCTGATGTCGAAGCTGCGCGCAACGAAATCTATGCAATCGCTCATCGACTCGGTATGCCACTCAAAGACCTGATCGGCAACGGCGTTCGCAAGCAGACCGGCAAAGTCGCTATGCAATACCGCAATCCCAAAGACGCAGCACAGGAATGGTCTGGCCGTGGTCGTCCGCCGCAATGGGTGAAGGAACTCCTGGCATCTGGTGCAAACCTGCAAACGGTAAAAGTCCAGGCCTGATCTGGCAGGTAATTGCATAACTTGGGAGCAGGCATGAATCAACAGCTAAAATTACGCTTCAATGAACTGGAACGGCAGGCTCAGGAAGTCTTAGCTACTAAAGTCGCCAAGCATAGCGAATTCATTGGCTCTTATCTGTACATTGAGTCAGACCTAATACTTGGATGGTGCGTTAAGGCTAGGCATCTGCTCTCAATTACATGCGGTAAGACTTCAGAACATTACACGACCTTTGTCGAAGCAGAGGACCCACAGCCTTATGAAGACTCGCCGATACGCTTTAGTCGATTACTCAGCGTGTTTCTGGCTGCTAAAGAAGATTTTGAGGGCGGATACTTTACCACAATTCGGAACTTGGTTCAGGCTGATGTATTTACCGATGAACTTCAACAAGCCGATGCGCTTTTGGAAGCTGGATACCACGTTCCTGCTGCGGTTATCGCGGGCGTCGTGCTTGAAACCGCATTAAGAGATGTTTGCGTTCAAAATGGTCTACCGCCCGGAAAACTTAGCAAGATGAACGATGACCTCGCGAAAGCATCGCACTACAACTCAATCGTACATAAGCAAATCACTGCCATTGCCGGTGTAAGAAACAGTGCAGCACATGGTAAAAATCAAGAGTTCACTGAAGAGGACGTAGTGGCTATGATCCGAGATGTGGAACGCTTGCTCGCAACGTGGTTAAACTAAACAAATCAAAGTGAAATCCTATCTAGAGAATAGTGGAATTTTTGGTTGATGCCACCTACCACCTAGCAGCTAAGCGTAGCAGCATGTCATTTTCGGGATCAAGGTATGGGGAGTTATTCACAGGCTGGTCTAAAATTGTGAATAGGTGCAGGAACACCATAGGAAACAATAGCTTACGTGACTCAACTGTGCGGCAACCTGACCTGCGCAATAGCTTTAGTATTACTGACCTCGCCAGAATGCCTTTGGTATCAAGCACTTACATGACGATCGCCTGTCGTGTACAAATAATGCACAAATGGACTTGTCGGTTCGACCGACATCACAGCTATCCGAACAGATTACGACAGGGTTAGCTGGCTCGCAACATGTCATACGGCGTCACCAGACGTCACTGGCTGCGTCAAACGGCATAATTCGACACAGGGTAGCTGAGTCGTGTTAAATCGATCTGGTGACTGTTGCACGACAGCAACGTGGGTCGCGTAGCCTCATTGGCGAAGCGATGGCAATAGTTGGCGTAGAACATAAGAGGCATGCGAATGGATAGCTCGGACGAACAAGTGCATGGGGAGAATTACAATGCGCCGCAGTACGTCGCGTTTAAAGACATTGACTTCAGTAAGTCAATTGCAGGCTTTCGTTCACTGTTACTATTCGACAGTCCTGATTTGAGCCTTCAGAGCATAAACGTATGCATTGTCGACCAATTTATCACTCAGCTGGAATACAAGTTATTAAAGGCAAAGTTTGACGAGGAACGAACAGCTATTGATCAAGCAATTTTCGTCACCGCGCAGTCGCACATGTGGATTTTTGCCGTGTATGAATTATTTCGTACCTGGCGAGACCACGCGAAAAACATTCTAAAATGGAGCGAAAACAGAATTCTTGAACAGATGCGTGATGGCATGCAAGAAGGCAGTTACAATCAGTCTGTCATCGTTCGAAAGCAGCAACTCCAACAATTCATTGATACGCCTACCTTAGTATCTGTTTTGGCTAGAGACATTGCTCGAACAGATATCATCTTCTATTTGATTGAGGCTATCCGCATCCGACTGGCCAAGCACGAGCTGCCGAAGGTGAATCCAAATTCAAGGCGCCCCAGATCACCGACTCATGGAATGATCAATCAGTGGTGTGGTTCGCTTGATTACGAACTGGAAGATGGGATTGACGCAATCTTGGGCGCCATAAACCGCCGAGACATTGCTGATGGAATTCGTGGGTTAGCATTAAACGAAAACCCGCAAGATGAGAAAACACGAGCTGACATGAAAGAATGGCTTAAAGGCCTTACAGACAACTCATGAAAAAGCCCACTGCATGTGGGCCTTGATACCGGTCGAACACACATGCCTACTTCCCTCGAATTGCTGCTCCCAGTTGGCGAACCATGATCAACAGCAGCTTCCATCCCAAATAGCCTCCGACCAAGCAGAACCAGATGAACAGGCAGTAACCCGCAATGCTCATCGAATCTCTATTTGCTTGAGTAGATGGCAGCAAACTTAAACGAATGAGGATGACGATCAGCACTACGAATGTCGTTGATGCGAGTTTAATCATTTGAACCTCCCTATTAGATGTCTGGAGTCTGCTGCCGTAGTATCTAGAAATCAATAACTGTGTCAAGATACAACGGCAGCTCGACTATTCATTTCATGTGATACGGATTCTCACCAAGTATCTGCAATCGTTCAGGTGTAGTGAAAGCCATTGCGCCATAGCCCAATGCGATTGCTTTCCTGACTTTGGCAGGCACGACATCCCAGGTGCAGGCTGTACTGACTAGAAGAAGTCGTTCATCTAACTGCTGGACAGTATGATTAGTCACAAATGCTCGTGCTTGGTCTCGCATACGCTCATCGGCCACGTAGGTGAAGTTACCGGTCAGGGCATTCTTTTTACCTGGGACTAGAAGAATAAAGAAGCCCAGATCGGTTGACTTGAATGGTAAGGCCTTTAGATCGTCGTCATTGCATAACATTGCAGTTGGTGGAGGATTACTGATTAGTAGATCACGGATTTTTTGTGCTTCTTCGAATACGCTGAAATGGAGCAT